TAGAGTTTTCTAGTCGCAACCGCGACAAACATCTAAGTATAAATAACTTAATAATGTTCACAACAACTGCTTAGGTGTACGACCAAATTAGTCCCCCGTTATGTTAGCGCCTAACGGGGGACAACTTTTTGATCCAGCTCCGGCCGGCTTGCGACACGCTTGCGAATGTCTTAGGTTAGGTGTAGTCTTTTAGTGTCCCGAATGAAAGGAAATCCAAATGGGCGACAGGTCAAGAATTATTGTAACAAGCAAAGACTTTATCGAACCTATCCACCTTTACGGCCACTGGTCAGGAACAGATAATGTGCTTGCCGTAGTAGATGTTTTATCGAGAACAGATAGAATTGGCGACCCTGCTTATCTAACTGCTCAACTTTTCTATGAGTTTTCTACACGGGCTAACTATGACGGAAACCTAAGTTTCGGTATTAGCGTGGGAGAGAACCGATTTTTCGCTGACGACAATGAAGCAATTATTATTTCTGCTGACGACGGAAATGTTGTCTATCGAGAAGTTGTCTATACAAAGCAAGAGTTTTTAGATACTGTTTTCGACAGATAGGCCGTAGCCTATCTGCTCACCAAGCTTAGAGATCTCTACAACACGATCCAATTTAGTTTGGTGAAATGTTGCGAAATGTCTTAGGTGTAATGTAGTCTGTAATTCTACGAAAGGAAATAAATGCTAGCCGAAATTATTACTGCCAAGATTGTTGCCAAAGTTGCGACCAAAGTATTAGCCCCTATCTCAACCGAACACAAGTCATTAGAAATTGCTTACAAAGTTGTATCTGCCTTAGACAATATCGGCATTAGCGATGTAAAGGAATTGGTATCGCTAAGAAAGACTAGAAAGGCGCTGAAATAGTGCGAACCTGTTTAGACTGCCGAACGGAGCTTTTACCGAGCGAATCTTTTCTATGCGACCCTTGCCATATGGACAGGGTAGTCAATAAACTATTTACACAGATTATCGATAATCAACCGAAAGGAAACTAAATGGCTAAGCCAAGCGTAAGTCTAGTGAAAGAATGGACAGTTGCTTATAACAGCGACCTAGTGGAAGTTAGTTATGGAACTGCGGTATTCGAGCAAGACTATTGGAAAGTTAGAAACAAAGTCACCAAGAAAGTCACATACTTTTATGGAGAAAGTGCGTGGATGAACGCTAGGCGTATCGCTGCCGATACCGACTTTGGTGCGTGGAGTATCTAACAAACACTAAACGACACAAACATAGAAACAGATCTATTTATGTTTTTATGTTTGTGTTTTTTAGTTTTTGGTGTAGGCTTTTTATGTAGTTAGGCGAAAGGAAATCAAATGAACTCACTACAGGCAGAAATCCTAGTTATCAACTTGGAGTTTGAAATCAGCACAGACGGAAAGATGACTTTTGGCGAACCGGCTATGAAGTCATTGGGCCGGTTGCTCAACATTGACGCTTACAAGACTTTCGGTCGCGGAGTAAAGGGCCGGCAGGCTGCGTTAGCTTGGCTCAAGGAGCAAATCGCCGAGAACACACCGGCAGAGTAGAAATCTCCGGTCAATGTAAGAACCCCTGGTTTTCCAGGGGTTTTTGCTATTTTTTCGGAAAAATTGATCAAAAATGTTGTTTGTAGATCTAATTGGCCCTTATAATTTAGACACATTGGTTTTCGGATCAATGTGACGGGAGACCCGACAATAAACGACCTGTACTAACGCAAGGAAAGGTGGTCGCCAAATGAAGAGGTTCATCACAATAACTAGTGTGCTCCTAATGCTAGTTGGATGTTCATCAGCTGCGTCCGGATACGATCATAGACCTATGGTTGTTTCGGATCAGAAAAATAGTGTTGCGAATAAGTATTCTGACGATCCGTTGAAGCTTCATCGCAATACTGTCCGGATGAAGCAAGTCATCAAATACTTACGGACTAAGGTTGGAGTAACACCCTATGTGTTCTCCGGATCTTCTCCAAGGGGTTGGGACTGCTCAGGATTAGTTCGCTGGACCTACCAAAGGTTCGGCCTAGAAATCCCTCATTCTGCCGATAAGCAAGCGCATATTGGTAAGCGTGTGTCCAACCCCCGAGCTGGAGATGTGGTTGTGTTTGCCTACAAGGGCAGTCATAGCTTCTACCACTCAGCAATCTATATTGGTAATGGAAAGATCATAAACGCTCATTACGGAGCAAGATCGACGATCATACAGCCACTATCTGACTACAAAAATAGTCAGATCCGGTTTGTAAGGGTCATTGATCAGGTATCAAACAAAAAACCTGCGTTTGCTGGATAGATCCAAATCAGCGAAAAACCGTAGCTAAATTGCTACGGTTTTTTGCTTTTGGTGTTGCTATTTTGTTATTTATTTGCTAACCTAGCAATAAGCAAGTTCGAGAGTATCTCACTTGCCCGACTTGGTTTTTCATGTTTCACCAAGTCAGTAGTTTCCTTTCCTATAAAGGAACACCCCTAACTAGTTTTCTCTATTTTTCTGGTTGGGGGTGTTTCCGTATCTGCGTGGCTAAGCTCACCGGCCGGCCGATCAAAACTTATTGAAATACTTGGGAATAAATCCAAGGTTGATAGAGTTATCTTTATTGGAAAGGAAAGTTATGTTTGTTGAGAAAAAAGGCGATGCCGAGAAAGCCGAATTGTTTGCCCTTGGACTACTGAAAGATAAAGACCCATTCGGCGAAAGGCGACTTGTCTTAGTTCCGTGTAAGCACCCGAAGTGGTGTAAGACCCACGGGACAACACGGATTAGGTTGCGACAACTGAAAAATAAAATCCAAATCGGGAATAAATCCTAAATAAACTTGGTTCTATTTACTGAAAGGAAGTAAATGACTAATCAAATCCCAGACCCAGACCAGAACCCACTACTGAACCCTAAGTTTGACCTGAACACCGAGAGTGGTGTTAGGGGTTTCTTGGAGTGGCTCTTTGACCCCGAAGTAGATGAAGCGTTTAGACAAGCGTTTCCTATTGACGAGAGTGAGCAAGAGTGAGAACTAAACTAACGCCTGAACAGATCGCTGAACTAGACAAGTTCCAGACACGGAAGCTTTACGAACTTGTGTACCTGGCGATGGCCGCCGGACTAATTCCATTCCAACCTAACCTTAGACTTAGCCGGAGAGTTAGAGTTCTAAAGAAGCAGACTAATCCGGAGTAAAGAAGCTTTACAAATTTGATCCAGACTTGCCGGAATAAATCTTGCCTAATGTCGCAAGTTTGCTATAAACTGAAACCCCTAATCCCGAAAGGAAACTAACTAATGGCTAAGTATGTAAAACACCTAAGTAGCGATGAACTACTAGAACGCCTTGCTGATGAACTTGTGGAAATGCACAATGGAACTTACATCGAACTATCTACTTGGGAAACAGCAAGAGAAGTTGTAGAACGCTTCTACGAAGTTGATATTATTGTCGCAATTGGCGATAAAAAGAAAAGAAAAAAATAATCAACACCGATCGATCTAAACTTTGTAAAATAATCAAATGTGGTAATGTTTAGATACACGGATGAAAGGAAACAACCTTGGAACTAGCAGACGCTTACAAGGCAGTAATCAGCGACATAACAAACGATCCAACTTGGCTAGAAAAACCAAAAAACAAAACCCTAAGAGTGCTGAACCAGCGACTTATGGAGTTAGAAACTATTTGGGCGATACCAGATGAAATCTGGCACGATAACTACGATGAACCTGATAAACTAGACAACGAATAAGAAAGGAACCAAATGGATACTTTAGCAAAACAAATTATCGACAACCTAATCAGGACAGGTAAAACTGATAAAGAGGATAACGCTTATGCGTATCTTGCTGGTATGGCGTTTGCTATGCTCACCGATGAGCAGAAAAACGAATTGCTGGAATTCTCTGGAAAGGAACTGAAATGGGAATTGGAGCAGTAGGTAAAATCTTACTTATGCTTTCGGGTGAGAGCTTGATAGACATAAACTTACTTGCTATGGATGAGCAACTTATTAGTTTGATTTCTCTTGGAAAGAGTTATACTGAACTTATGGAATACCTAAACGAAAACTACTAGGAAAGGAAACTAATGTTCGGGTTTAGAAAACACTACATCTACATCTTTGATTGTGTTGCTTGTGGACACTTCTACGGGGAGCAATCGCTAACTAGAACGGGTGAACTACTTTGTCCGTCTTGTGGAGCCGAGCAATGGAAAGACAGCGATTATGTTGAGAAAATGCGAGTAAAGAAAAAGCCAGAACCCTTTGACCCTTTGCTAGCGTTTAGCGATTACATCTAATCTGCCACCGACTTAGAAAATCCCCCTGGATCATTCGCCAGGGGGATTATCTCTACCGGCCGGGAGATCCGGTAGAGATCTCTGCCGGTTGATCTGTGGCCGCGACACGCCACTTGCTATGTCTGCCCTAACTGATAGGATTAGAGTGTCTGCCATTCGGGAAAGGAATGAAAATGAACAAGGCTAATAAGGCAAGGCGTAATGCCGAAGCTTTGGCGTTGGAGATTATGTTGCGTGAGCGTTCACGCTCTAACGCTAGTGGCGTTCACGCTGATAAGCGAAGCAAGCGAGCAAGAACACGCTTGGCTAACAAGTCAAAATCTATTCGGGAGTTTGACTAAACACGATCCAAAATTATTTCTAATCTCGGGAATAAATCAAATAGTATTTAGGTTGTAGTTAGTGAAAGGACAAAATGAATAACTACGAAAAATCTTATGACGAAGCAAAAACTAAGAAGTTCACCAAGCCTGAACTTTGGAGTGAGATACTGCCTAACCTTTGGCTAGGTGGAACTGATGATGATGACCGAGTTGGTGATAAGCATTGCGAGTTTGATAGACCCCTAATCTCTATCAAGAAGCGAAACTTTGATAGCGTTTATACTTTCTATGCTCACGCTAACCCTGTTGATTGGTTAGTAAAAGAGTTTAGATACGGATACTTTGATAGTGCTGATACTGACTTTGATGAAAAAGCATTTATGCGTATCGCTTACAACATCTTTACTGATTGGAAGTCTGGGGAAAAGGTGCTAGTCCGTTGCCAAGCAGGTCTAAATAGGTCTGGCTTACTTATGGCGATAGTTCTAATGCTTGACGGATACCAAGTCCAAGAAGCGATTGACCTAATGCGTGAGAAGCGACACGAGTTAGTTCTGTTCAACCCTAACTTTGTTGAGTGGTTGCTAGCCCTAGACACTACTAACCCGAGTTGGTAGTGTCTAGGCTATGGCCGGCCGAAGCTTGGAGATCTCTGGAAACCGATCCAAACACGGATACAAATAAACTTGCGAATAAGTTTGAGTTGTGGTTAGATTGAGTTATTCCCGATTAGAAAAGGAGAAACAAAATGGGAAAGAAAAAAGTAGATACTTGGGCGTGGTTCGTTGCTCAGTATGAAAGTCAGGGCTACCAATCCCTAAACCAATTCGCAATCGCTACGGGCTTACAGAAGTCTAGCCTTAGCCGATACTTTCACAATCAGCGACACATCCCGTCAAACACGCTTGCTACCCTTTGCCGAGAGTTGCGTGTTTCACCTTACGAGTTGCTAACTGCTCTCGGTGAAAAGTTATCATAAGCCAATCTCATAGAAAGAGATAACACCTGAGCAAGTGTTCTAAACTGCTCACCTAATCCACTAGACTTACAACACAAGGAGTTCTAATGAAAAAGAAAATCGCTAAACGCTTGCTAAGTATTAGTGGCACGCTTGTAAGCGTTGCTCATAAGTTATCTTGGATTGCTCACAACCTAAACGCCAAAAAGTAAAGGAGAAACTAATGGCAGATCGTAAGTCCCCTAAGAAGTCTAAAAAAGAGAGCTGGTCTTGTATGTGGTGTGGTGCTACTACTACCGATCCAACTCAGGCTCTTATTACCTATTTCCATATGGACTGCCCTAAAAAGTGGTCTAAATAAATACTTGTGTGTTTGCTTTATTGTGGTATAGACTTTTAGTATCTCAGGAAAGGAGATTACAAATGAAGTTCTTTGTTCGTAGATTACTTGCTGGTATTGTTATTGTTCCGTTTGTTGGACTTGTCTATTCGGTTGGTTGCGTAATGCTAATCGCTTATGGTGCTGGTTCTAATGGAAACACCTTTGCCGATTACTTTGGGTTCGGTATGGTTCTCGGTGTAGGATTTACTTTGTTGTTTGCGTTTGATGCTCTAAGGAGAAATGACTAATGAAGTTTTTACTAATGGCTCTCGGTTGTAGTTCGGTGATTATGGGATTTTACTTTGGTGAGCATCTCGGTCATACAAACTCTATGTTTGTTGGACTATCTCTCGGTCTATTGCTAATCTTTGGTGCTTTGGTTCTTGCTATTAGTGAATTGCCTAGATTTATTAGGCGTAGGCATAGAGATTAGTAGTAGATAACCCCCTTAGTCATAAACTAGGGGGGTTTTTTCTAAGGTATCATTTCTTTATGATCCTTACAATCCTTTTATTCACCCTAGGGGTGTTTATCTTTTTGATCCTGGCCGTAGCTGTGCTGCTGCCGATTGCTAAGGTTTTATACCTATACGGATCTGAGAAAGATGATTGGTATTCTACTTTTGATGAAGATTTGGTGGACTAATGGAACTTTTATGGTTTTTACTTGCGATCATTGGATCGATCTTATTGATCAATGGGATCTCTTATGGGATCTTATTCCTGTATGCTGATCGTATGGCCCGGAAGAATGATCCGGAGCCACAAACTCTACTTGGGGTAGTTTCCCCGAAGAAAGAAGATTAGTATGTCTAGTTGGCTTATCCGGTTGCGTGATTTGGTGTGGCCGGCCATTTTTTCTGTTGTATTTCTAGGATTGGCTGTGATCGTTGCGTTCTTTAATCCAGCTGTCGCAGTTGTCTTAGGTCTTGGAAGCATTTCACTTGCTCTGCTTGCCCAGCGAGCGTAATCATTTATTAGATTGGAGAAATCAGTGGCAAATAATAAAGAAAATAAAGATCCGGATCTAACTAATGATCTTGTTGTAGATCAAGAGCCGGTTGTTGATCAAGATCCGGTAGAAGAACCTGTCGTAGATCCGGTAGAAGAGCCGGTTGTAGATCCAGATCCTATTCCGGTAAAGATCGCTCCGGTTATTGAGATCACGGATGGTGGTATGGTTCCAACTCCGGCTCCACCTATCAAGCAAGAAGAAGTTGTCCCGGCAGGGCCAGCTGTGGTTGGACTAGGCGTAGTTGATGAAGTGTTCTTGGACAAGTGTATCTACAAGAACATCTACAATCGCAAGTCGCTAACGATCCACCACTTACAACGAAGATTGTATGAACTTGGTTATGTTGTAGCCCTGAAAGATAAAGACGGGTATTACGGAGATGTAACTAAATCAGCGATCGCTCAGTTCCAGGCTGATCGTGGCCTAGTGGGAGATGGCGTGATCAACGCCGAGACATTTGAGCTGATCTTTGCTAATGATCCTAATGTAAGAGTAGTCTTATAGATCTGTTCGCTACTAAGGAATGCCAATTCGCATTTGCGAGTTGGCATTTCTCGTTATTATCTTGTAATGTTGTAGAAAGACAAATACACACGACAAAAGGAGAAAGTTATGTCTTATGTGAAGCAAAATCACCAAATCCCCGAAGAAGTAGTCGCTACTGCTAGAAGTATCACCGATAGAGAACTTAGAGATGCCTATGTAAAGGCTCTAAGGGGTCTAGGTTGGACATTTGAGAGCATTGGCGTTGCGTTTGAGATTACAAGAGAGAGAGCAAGGCAAATCGCCAAATCTAGCGTTGATACCGATAAGGCAGTTGAGTTTCCACTACCAACACCACCTATCGCCCCCGAAGTAGTGAAATCTACAAGAGTTATTATCTTGCCTAGTAATGAAACGCTTAGTCGCCTAGTGGAACTACAACCACTAGCCCAACAGGTTCGTTCTCATAGCAAGAAGTATCGCAGGGAAGCCGAAGAATACTCGTATCTGCTAAACAAGGCAGTAGAAGTAGAAGGAGTTTCGGTGTATCGCTTAGCCAAGTTGCTAGGGATTACTCACGGGGCTATTCGTTTCCGTCTTGCTAGATACGGGTATAAGACAGAAACGACAGGTAAGAGCCAAGTGTATTCTGCTATCCTAGATAAGAACAGGGTTATTATTGACCAAGAGTAAGTAGGAGTTTATGGCTAAGTCCCTAATGGAACAGATAGCTTTGCTATCTCCGGAAGAACAAGCAAGAGTATTGGCTGGTATGGATCCGGAAACGCTTATGTGGGATTGGTCTGCTTGGGGTCGCCCTGAACAGCAAACCCCGGCTGGTGATTGGAACATTTGGGCTTACATTGCTGGTCGTGGTGCTGGTAAGACTAGAACTGCTGCTGAATGGGTTCGTGAAGAAGCGAAGCATACAACTACGGGACAGCGTCGCTTTGCATTAGTCGCAAGAACGGCTGCCGATGTTAGAGATGTAATCGTAGAAGGTGAGTCGGGGATTATGAATGTGACTCCCCCTAGTGAAAGACCTTTGTATGAACCATCCAAGCGAAGACTAACTTGGCCTAACGGAAATGTTGCTACTTGCTTCACGGCAGATGAACCAGACTCGCTTCGTGGTCCACAATTTACTCACGCTTGGGGAGATGAGATCGCTGCTTGGCGACAGACACCAGACGCAGCTGGTATGACTGCCTTTGATAACTTGCGTGTTGGAACTCGTCTTGGATCTAATCCTAAGATTATGGTCACTACAACACCGAAGCGTGTTCCATTGCTTTACAAGTTGATAGAAGAAGCGAAGACGGGTCGTGTAGTTATTACTCGTGGGTCTACATTGGACAACTCAGGGAACTTATCTAGTGCTTATCTTGACGCTATCACGGGTGTTTATGAGGGAACTCGCTTGGCTCAGCAAGAAATCTATGGTGAGATGTTAGATAGCGTTGAGGGTGCTTTGTGGACAGAAGAACTGATTGAGCAGTATCGTCAAGGTGCTATGCCACTTGGCGTTCCATTACGGATCATTGGTGTTGACCCTAGCGTTGCTGAGAACCCGAGAGATGAATGTGGGATTGTCGTAGTTTCGTCTACTGCTGAGAGAGATTTATACAAGCGTCAAGCTTGGGTATTGGAAGACGCAAGTGTTCACGGAAGTCCCGATGTTTGGGCTAACAAGGTTGTAGAGATGGCTCGCAAGTGGGGTTGCCCTGTTGTAGCCGAAGTGAACCAAGGTGGAGCATTGGTGAAGAATGCGATCCACACAATAGATCCAAACATAAAAGTATTAGAAGTCCATTCCAAATACGGAAAGGCCTTGAGAGCAGAACCCGTCACATTGGCTTATGAGCAGGGTAGGGTTCACCACATAGGTTATCTCGGATCATTGGAAAGCCAGATGTATTCTTGGATACCTGGCGAAGGCAAATCACCGGACAGGGTAGACGCCCTGGTTCACGCCCTAACTGCCTTGCTTATCAAACCCCCGTCGGGATTTACAGGTGGAAAGATTACAGCCCGATCGGTTGCTGGTAGAAAGATACCTAATCCCCGTGGAAGCGAAGCTGGTGGATCCAGAAAAGGTATCTTTAAAGTTAGATAATCTCTGGGAATAAATCCCTTGCTTTGTCGGTTGTATGTAGTAGCATTGACTTACCACTACGGAAAGGGAACCTAAGTGCTAAAACTAAATCAGCAACAACGAAAAATGCTTACCTATGTTGTTAGTTGGAACTACGCTGGAACACCCGAGCAAATCGCTAACGCTAGACCTTACGATGTTGCTAGTAAAAATGTCGCTAGTTTAGCAGGAGCAGTTAGAACATTAGCCAAGCTCGGTCTAATAAAACAATGTGGAAACTATTTCCATTCGCTAGAAACTAACTGCCGAAAGTGTGGTGAGCAAAATGGCTAACACCGAAAACCCTTACAAAAACTATTCCACTGAAACCTTGCGTTATGCTTTGGAAGAAGCGTATCGCAAACTATCACTAGGCAACGCTAGTGAAAGGTTGCTCATTAGTATTGATCAAATGGGCGAAGCGTTAGAGCAGAAGCGTAATACTGATTATTGCGAACACGGGGTTTATCTCTATGGGGATAACGATTGTGCTTGCTGGCAGTGCGAAGCGTAGTATAGTTATCTAGTAATCACTACTGAAAGGAAATCTAGTGAATCAAGAAACAGCAGAACTGATTGAGAACATTATTGACGATGGTGGCTATTGGATTGGCTATTGGGTCAGCAAGGGTCAGCATAATCCGGACAGCCAAACTTATAAGGTGTATCTATTGCCGGAGTATGTTGAGAGCTGGGCGTCAAAAACTATTACCTATCAAGACTTATTTGACGCAGCCAAAAAACTTGCTACGGGTGAAGTATCTATCAACAGCAACACTAAGGCAGTATGCCAACAGATTATTAGCGACCCTAGCGATGTTGATTATGACGCCGAAGACGCCGATTGTATTATCCAAGTTGCTTTGTTTGGCGATGTAGTATTCGGTTAGTTTGTATCTAAATAAATAATCCCTTATCAACTTGATAGGGGATTATTTATTTATACGGATAGCTCAGCTCAGCTTGTAGCTCATAGCTCAGCTCATACGGATAGCTCAGCTCATTATAAGTTGATAGCTCAGCTCATACGGATAGCTCAGCTCATTATAAGTTGATAGCTCAGCTCATACGGATAGCTGGATAGCTCAGCTCATAGCTCAGCTCATACACGGACATACGGATCGTTATTTGTATTGGTTTGATCATTATTTATGATCGCTGATCACGATCTCTCTTTGTGATCATTGTTGATCAATTATTTATTTGCCTTTGCTTATTTGATCATTGCTTTATTATCATTTGGATCCGTATGTGTTGTTTAGACGGACAGGAATAAGTTTGTTAGTCATTACTAATCACTACTGCTTCACCATAGAACTTTGTAAGTTGATGCGGTGATAGTTTGCTAGCTTAGCTCGTAGCTCAGCTCAGCTCAGCTCATAGCTAGTAGCTAGCTCATAGCTCAGCTCAGCTCGTAGCTCAGCTCGGCTCGTAGCTCAGCTCATAGCTAGTAGCTCATAGCTCGTAGCTTGTAGCTCGTAGCTCAGCTCATAGCTAGTAGCTCATAGCTCAGCTAAGCTCAGCTCGTAGCTAGTAGCTAGCCCATAGCTCAGCTCAGCTCGTTAGAAGTTTGTAGCTCAGCTCGTAGCTCAGCTCGTAGCTTTGAGCTAGCTCAGCTCATAGCTAGCTTGTAGCTCAGCTCGTAGCTCAGCTCGTTAGAAGTCTGTTGGAAGTTATGCTACTTGCTTGGGTTGCTTTGTTTGTATCCAAATGACTTGCTTGGCTTGGTCAGGTTTGTAGTTGGTTAGGTTAGGCTAACCTAACTTATAAAGTCTGGTCTGGTTCGTTAGAAGTTGCGTCCACCCCCCACACATTACACGCAAGACAACTTAGGTTAGCCTAACCTAACTTGTGATTTTCAGGAATTATTCAGGAAACGTTTTGACGGCACGCGAAAAACATGCGTTGCCGTCTCGCAGCCCAAAGTCAAAAAACGTTAATGTATCATTTTTACGCACAGTACAGCCGCAATCAATGTCTCATCTTCTGATAAACTGTACACATGTCCAGACGTCCAGCTCGTAATCAAAAGCTTCCACAAACGGAAACCCTTTTTCTAAACTCTCTCGACTACGATCACAAAGTCCTCCGAGTTCAGCAACTCTTTCGTGGGGGTTGGACCCTTTCCGCAATCGGGTCCGCTCTCTATCCACCGAAAGGACGTTCGTCTGTCAAAGCTTGGGTGGATAGACCTTCTCCAAACGTTACCGTCGACGTCCCTATTCCCGATCCAACATTAAAAACGTCGGCCAACGGCTATCAAAGAAAGACTCCTAAATCCCCCGGTGTTCCTCCGATCACCGCTGAAGAACTCCGACGTCTAGCACCCCTGGCCCGACGTTTCCGTTCCGGTATGGCGTCATCTTCTCCTGAGTCTGTAGCCAATTCCCTTTTCACTCAAATGGCTAAAGATCTTCGAGCCAACAACGTCTCGATTGCTGACATAGCCAGGGCAGCTGGAGTCACACATCGAGCCATATCCCGTAGACTAGGTAGCTAATGAGAATACTAGCCGATGTCTTTCCTGCACACTTTTCTGCGGCCCCTGCAGGTGCCCTTAGGGACGTCTTTGAGCTAAATCCAATCTCTCACATCCTTGGAACCTTCTACGTCTCTACGACCCGTGTAATAGTCTCTGACACACACGTCACAGTGGCCTCAGATGCCCCAGAGGGCCCTCAGATCGTCTTCCACGAGACGTATCTTTCATACTTTCCTGCAGACTCTCAATCAGGCGTATATCGCGTTTTAACGACGTCTGGTAAGATGCTTGCATTCCAAAAAGATAACTCTTGCGGCTGTGGCTCACGTCTTCGTGCGTGGAATCCATACCGCACTCTAAGCTCGATACTGGACCCTACTCAATGAACGATCTAACCCTAATTCAACTCTTAGTTCTATCTCTCGGAACGTTTAGACTTGCACGTCTATTTACAACCGACGTTATTTTTGATGCCCTACGTCAACGTGTGTGGAAACGCTTTCCACCATCAACCACATTCGGCTATTTATTCACATGCAACTGGTGTATGAGCATTTGGTTCGGATCACTAGTCACTATTTCATATACAATATATCCATCAGTAACGTTTGTTTGCTTGCTGCCGCTAGCCCTTTCTGCAATTGCAGGTCTAGTAACTAACAAGCTCGACAACTAACTAGATAACTACAGGAGCCTCCAATGGCAGTTTTCAGACGTGAACCAGCTCGAAGTCGCAATACCTCGATGCCACTTCCACCTACGTCTCTACCAATTCCGTACGGATACATTCCGGCGACCTCGGTAAGTTATAATCAACCACGTCCACTTACTGCTGCCGCTGCTCAGATTAAACTGAACGACAGAACCGAAGCCGAGCAATTTAGAAACCGACGTCTAGCATCTTCTTCTGCGTGGCAGTCTGAAGCTTGGGAATACTACGACGCGATCGGTGAAATCAAATACGCATTCTCACTCGTTGCTTCCGTTGTTTCTCGTATTCGTCTTTACGCTGCGGTCATTATTGATCCAGCAGAAGCACCAGTTCCAATTCGTAACGCAGATGCAATTGAAGCACGTCTAGCTTCTGCAGCCGAACGTGCAATTCAACGTCTAGACTCCGCATACGGAGGCCAGGCTGGTCTTTTGCGTGACGCCGCCCTAAACCTATCTGTTACCGGCGAATGCTACCTAGTACAAATTCCTGAACGTCAAGGATCTGGAATTCCAGAAAGCTGGGACATCCGATCAATTGACGAACTGCAGATTGACACCAAAGGACAGTACTCTGTTATTGCCCGTCGTGAAATGCTACAAGGAACAGCAAATGGTAAAGGCATGGGAATCAAACTTCCACCAAATGCGTTCGTAGGACGTATTTGGCGAGCTCACCCACGTTTTTCTGAAGAAGCTGATTCGAGCTTACGTGGCCTTCTAGATCTTTGCGCAGAACTACTGTTGCTAAACCGTACGTTCCGTGCAACGGCGCGTTCCCGTCTGAACGCTGGTGCGCTCTATCTGCCTGATGGCCTGTCCGTAGCCGCAACTCCGGACCCTAGTTATCCGTACGATGATGCAGACGGTCTTTCCGCTGAACCAACTCCAGAAGAGATGGCAGATGAATTTGAAGACCAGCTAATCGACGCGATGACCACTCCGATTCGTGACGAGGATTCTGCATCCGCAGTTGTTCCTCTGATCATTCGTGGTCCTGCGGAACTTGGTGACAAGATTAAGCAGTTCAAGTTTGAGCGTTCATTCGATGCAACTCTTGTTCAACGTGCTGACCGTGTACTAGAGCGTATTCTGCAAGGTCTCGACGTTCCTAAGGATATTGTTACTGGTCTTGCAAACGTAAAGTATTCAAACGCGGTTCAGATCGACGAGTCACTTTACAAGGCTCACATTGAGCCACTTATGCTTTTAATTGCAGACGCGATTACTGTTGTTTACTTACGTCCATATCTTCTAGCCAATGGCTTCTCGCGCACTGAAGTCGAGAGAGTTGTTGCTTGGTATGACCCATCAGCAGTTGCAACTCGTAACGACCGAGCAATGGATGCAGACTCCGGCTTTGAGAAGATGGCAGTTTCTTACGACACTTGGAGACGTGCTCACGGATTCTCAGACCAGGATGCACCAAGTCCAACAGAGGTTGCTCTACGTATGATTATGGACAAGGGTATGATCACGCCAGAACTTACCGAAGCTATGCTAAACGCAGTCGCTCCAGAAGTTATGGAAGCTACCCGTGCTGCATCACAGGCAACTTCTGTTGCTCCAATTCCACCAGGCTTAGAGCAGATGCTACAAGGCGCACAACCAGGTGCCCCTGCTCCTGCTCCCGCTGCTCCCGCAGCTCCAACTCCAGAGGCAATTCCGCCTTCTGGAGCTCCAACCCAAGAAGCTCCGGCCCAGGAAAACCCGGAGGCTCCCCCAATTCCGCTAGCGGAACCACAGTAAGGTAAAAAGATGACTCACTCAAAAACCGATCTAAGAGACAAGCTATCTACAGCACTTGCAAACGCTGCTGTTATGTATCACGTTTCTCACGGCTATCACTGGAACGTCAAAGGCATGGACTTCAGAGAGTTCCACGAGTTTTTTGGCGACATTTACGAAGACGTATCTGGATCGCTAGACCCACTGGCGGAGAACATCCGCAAGCTCGGCTTTGACGCTCCATTTATGATGTCAGAGTTCAACGACCTTGCGACCTGTGTTCCAGAGAAGATAATCTCTAGCGACCCGACTCGTATGGTTTCGTCTTTACTTGACGTCAACGGTAAACTTATCTCTCACCTTGTTCAGACTTTTGACTGTGCAAATGGCTGCAATGAGCAGGGAGTTGCAAACTTTATTGCCGAGCGAATAGACATGCACCAGAAGTGGCAGTGGCAGTTGGCTGCAACTCTAGGAATGCAGGTCCCATCGACTAGCACAATTATGATTGTTGACGTTGAGTCTCCTATAGTTCCAATTTCTCAGGACGGCTGGGACGACGAGCTTGCATTCCTAGATGGTTATGACCAAGACGGAACTGCATTCTTTGCATCTGGACGTTCTCGCGAACTAGTGCTTCCAACCAACGTTGAAGCAGAGCTGCGATCACTTGTTGACAACTACAACGCTTCTGCTCAGGATGGCCTAAAGACTACTTTTGCTAAGTGCAAGACCGTTTACCGCCGTGGAGCTAGAAAGTACGCTGGTGAAATGTCCGAAGGCACAACCCGCCACCGCTTTGCAATTAGCCGAGTACAGAACTTCTTGTCTCAGATTGGTAGTGAGAAGTTGCTAACAACATTCTCAACCGATGACGCTGATTTGCTGCCTCATACTCACCCTAAGGCCCTAAGCATTGACCCACTTGTGGCTTCAGCTGCAGTTAAAAACGGTCTAACCGTAACTGTTAGAAAGCCTGGCGAGTACAAGCGTAATGATGATGCAGTCCTAGATATTGCTGAATTCTCTGGAAAAGGCTATGAAGCCGTTAGCCAGATCAAGGATGCTTGGATCTACGGGCAGTCTAAGGGCAAGTCTGGATTTAATACAGCTCTTGCATTTGCATTAGGCTATTTCGTACACGGTTAAACTAATCAAAGTACACATAATACGATAAACTTTTTCTAAGTTTGTTACAATAAAACAGTCGCGATACCTGTAGTAGGAAGGTACTCCTAAGTGAGTGAAAATTTGAATCCCCTAGTTGCTGCTCTAGAGAGCTTAAGTGAAAAAGATCTAGAAATAACTGTCACCGAGAGTGAGCAGATCTTTAAGAGAGGCGTTATAAACTACGTTGTTGAAAGAAACGCGTTAGTTGCCTCGGTAAGACAAGTAGCACTAAAAGACGTTCTTAACTACACAGATCGTTACATTGCAAGCAAACTAGACATCGAAGACCCTCGAGACATTTTCTTCCACGCTGCGCGTGAAGTAACCAATTTTGTTGACTACGCTATCGACGGTCCGGCTTCCAATAAAGCTCCGGTAGTAGAGTTTAGGGACCTACTCCCTAGTGCTCACCCGTACTCAACAAAAACCGTTGGCCCGATTACTGCATCTGCACGTCGCGTCCGTAATGCTGCTTGGGTTTCCTACGACCCACGCATCACTGACGAGTCTGTACGTAAAGCAGTCTTTGAGGCATTTGTTCAACAGCCAAGAAGTAGCAAGAGCATCTACGCTGCTGCACGTCTAGAGGCACTAACTGCTTCTGTTCCAGCAGACATTAAGATTCAAGCAATTACCGCTGCTTTTGGTATCGGAAACCCATTCGCTGGAAATAACTCTTCAGCAGCACGTTCTGCACGTGCCAAGTTGCAACGTCGTGACCGTAAGGGTCGATTTGCTGAGATGGGTGGTGGATCTCGTATATTTGCCATGATTGGCGACATGATTAAGTCGTTCGTTGGTAAGTTTGCTGGTAACCCACAAGACAGCGACAGGATTGAAGTTGAAATTTCTGGAGGAGGAGCCGATCTTCCATCAGGTATCTATTCTGTTCCTGCATCTAAGGTAGAAGGTCTAAAAGCTATTCTTAGAACTGGAGAAGCTCCAGCATTTAAGGCAGACTCTAAAAACTCACGTTACGCAATTCCACTACAAGAACTTCTAGCAAACCGCAAGTCTGCTCCAACTGGTTGGACTGACAATGGTGATGGCACCTTTACGTCTGCAGACGGCTACTCTGTTTCAACTCTTCCATCCGGCGAGCAAGCACCTTCGGGCTCAAAATTTATTGGTGCTGGTCCTGATGGCTCATATGATTCAAACAAACCTGTACTTTCTTTGTCAGATGAATTTGGAGATTTTGTTGGCTACGCTCAGGAATGGGCAAACCTTCAAAAGCTTGCCGCAGATAATGACTCTGGTAAGGGTAAGGCTCCAAAAGCAAAAGCACGTCTACGCAAACAGCAGCCAGCTAAGGGCTTCGCTCAAGAACCTGGCAGAAATAAAAAACTATCTCCTAAGGATCTATTAGAAAATAATGAAGGCTTCGAGCAAGCTCCTGGTGAGAAAGAGTACGACTATGGTGTTTTTGAATACGGTGATCCTAAATTCTACAATAATTTTGAATCATATTACGATCGACAAAAAGCTGTTCGATTTGGCGACGTAGAAGCACTACAAAAAAATCTGGAAAACAAGAAAAACGCAGCATATGAAAGCACCGAACTAAAAGATCGTGCAATTGCAAATGCGGAAGAGCTCGTATCAAAAGCTCAAAGAATATCCCCTAAAGATGTAGCTGAAATTCGCGCATATCGTGGAATTAATACTGGATCTATTGAGCAGATCCAGTCAGTACTCGACAATCCTGAATATGCGGCACATCATGATTATGCTAGTAAGCAGTTAGAAAAAGCAAAGGCATATGAAGCAGGGGAAGCTGATAGCCCGTACTGGACAAATAAAGAACTCGAGGATATTCAAAAATTAATGGATGAGTTTGGTTACGGCTTACCTAGAGGTGAATATTTAGGAGAAGAACCATATATATCTCTAGTAAAAGGCGATGACGCTGGAGACGCATGGGCTGAGCTAATTGTACGTGCAGATGGATCCGCAGACCTAGAAAACTTTTATGTTGCAAAGCGTTATGCAGCATCCTGGGATAGCCCAGCAGATGCTGACGTTAGAAGTGATGGAAATAGTATTCCAGCCGGTTCTAGCTTAGACGACTTAGCTGGACTGATGGATGAGGGTTATGAAAACTACGATAATTCTGATGATGAGCCAGACACATACGACGAGGATCGCGACAATCGCGATTTTTATGGCTATGATCAAGCACCTGGTGGGGAGAATATTAATCTTGACGATTTTGCAAAAAAGTATGATGCAGTAGAAGTTACCACCCCCGAAGATGCTGCCAAAGGCATTAGAAAATGGTCAGCTTATGGCCACGAGATTGTATATACGCCTTGGAGTGGACAAGAAAATAATCCTAACCCGAGTAATTTTGAAATAAATATTACCGAAGGAGAAAATGCTGGTAAAAGGTACTACAGTGGAGACACCATTGGTGTTGGTGTTTTAAGCAGTGAGTATGGTTATAACTTAAGATCCCAGAATGATATAGAAGGAATCTTTGCATTTCCAAAAAATAAAAAACGTGAAAAAGATGGCTTAGAACCACTTAAGTCAGATGTAAAAAAGGCTCGCGAGGCCAAAATTGAGCAAATTAAGTACAACCGTGGATTAAAAGCTAAAGTATTTACGTCTTTCAAGGATTTAGATGCAGAAGCAATGAAATCTTTGCTAGAGGACCCTGAATACGCTAAGTACCACGATGTAATCGCTGCTCAACTTAAAAAATATGACGACTATGAAAATGGGTCTTCTGAGAGTTCTTTTTATTCTGATGAAGAGTTAGCTGCTATTAAAAATCTTGCAGAGGAATACGGGTATTCAGGAGATGTATTCCCTGATGATGATGGTGTGATATTTCTAACATTAGGTAGTGAAGATAACTACAAGTACGCAGAACTAGAAATTTATCCTGGTGGAGCAGCCGAATTAACTCAATATACTGCCGGTAAATACAATCCTGGAGGCTGGGATGAGCCACCTAGTCAAGATGTAGACACTAGTTATGAGTCACTTCCTTTGGGCTCTTCCATGGACGATATTGCAGGTATATTTGGTGCTGGAGAGAGTGACTACGATCCACCAGAGCCACCAGAGGGTCCTGAAGACTGGGAAAGAGATGGCTTCTATCAAGCACCTGGCAATGAACCAGAAATTAATACCGTTGACGATCTTGTTAAGGCTTACGGAAAAGACTTCAAAGAAATAACGTCTGAATCCGATAAAGCAGCAGGAAAACGTGTTTGGTTCTACGAAGGTGACGCCGGTTCAGCTGAGATAACTCAGTATTCCGACGGTACTGTTGATGTTGTAGGTGGTAGTCTCGTTAAAAGTCCATTTGGTGGTGACAAAGAGCGCGAGTTTAGTGATGGCTATGACCCTAAAAACTATGGTGAAGGTGAAGACGGAAAAATAGGTGCGCTTGACGAAGCTTTTGGTAACGCTCAAGCTAAATCAAATGATCGGGATTACTATGACGTTGATGGCTTTGAAGGTTATGATCAAATGCCTGGTTTCAGTCAAGAACCGGGTGGAAAATCTTCTGACCCAGCAACCGATGCCCAGCGTGGATTCGTAGCTAACATCCTAGAAAAGCAGGGTGACAAACTTCCAGAAGAACTTCGTAAGTCTATGCAAGATATTCTTGCAAACAAAGAAGCAACTAAGGGCGAAATTGGTGCCGTAATTGGTGAGATGCGAAAGGCCGTTGACACCAACGTACCTTCAGATAGACAACTAGCGTCTATCCGCCGTGGTCTAATTTCTAAGGGTCTTCCTGCTAAAGAAGCCGCTGATCTAAGCAAGCGTCTTCCAAAGATGACCAAGGATGAAGCTTCAGATCTCATTACTCGTCTAAAGGGTATGCCAGACACCAACGGCTGGGAAGACGCAAGTCCAAACCTATTGAAGAAAAACTCTGAAGGTTTGATGATGCGTTACACACCTAAGGGCGATGGTACCTGGGACGTAACTCCAATTTCTCAGGATGGTGGCGAACTAGGTGCGTCATCAAACTTCAAGAGCATTGGTGCAGCAGAAAAGGCTGCAAATGACATTTCTCTAGCAGATCTTCCTGGTCAAGATGACATTGAAGGTTTTGCTCAAGCGCCTGGAGAAGATGAGCCTCTAAAATATAAGCTTCCAGTAGACGCATTTAAAGACGCCAACTGGTCTGCCGAAGCATTTAAGGACCGTACCTGGGTTTCTAGAGATGGAAGAATTAAGATTACTTACGTCCGAGACGCTGATGCTGGCTATTATGCAGATGATCCTGCAGTCGATACATCTTATCTAGAAGTATCTGTTGATGGGGAAAAATATACTATAGATCTAGAAGATGGACAGCCTGTTAGATACATCGATAGACCATACTCTCAACCAATCGAGCTCATGGATATTGACGACTATGCTGATGAAATTGAGAATGTAATCTCAAAGCACCTTAATAGCAGTCCTAAGCGACGTAACTTAGCCAAAGACTATTCTGGTGAACTTGACAGTAGTTTTGATTTTAGAGACGAGTGGAAGTCTAAGGACGGAAAACTTGAAATAAAATATGTAGACAAATCTGGTGATTATGACTATGAAACCAATAAAGGAGCTGCTTCTGCCTATGTAGAAGGTGGAGACTGGGAAGTTAGTTATGATGGAAAACCAATTGGCTACGTACAGAATTTTGTTTTAGTTGACGATAGTTCTCGATACCCAGACATGGAGCCTGAAGGTGTTGAAAGAGAAGCAGAAGAAATTGTTTCGGATCTTAAAGAACTTCTTAGAGGCGGACCGAATATCAAGTACGGTGAAAGAACCGATGATATCGAAGGATTCTCCCAATCAGCCGGCCAAGCTGGTGGAGTTGACGAGGCTCACATTGCCAACCTAAGCCACTGGTTCGGAGATCCTGAAGGCGGTAATGACGCTACCTACAAGTCTCCAGATGGAAGATTGACTCTTGAGTCAATGGCAGATGGAGAACCAGACATGGGATTTGGTGGTACAAACCTATCTCGTATTTCTGTATCTTACGATGGCGAATGGGTTGGTGAGCTTCCTTACATTGGTTGGGGCTACGATTCAGCAGACCTAGCAAAAGACGTAGGTGTTTTAGTTGACAAATTCCTAAAGAAGCAAACCGGTGGATTTGATCAAAAGCCTGGTGAGTCTTCAAATAAACGCGGAAAATTCCTTCTATATCCAGATAGTGATATTTTCTTTGCTGCTACTGCAGAAACAGAAGATGGTGGAATTGTACGTCTAGAAAAAGACAAGGGTATGATTACCCCTATCGCCTACAACCGTAATGGTGAAATTATGGGCCAGGGTGAACCTACAGATAATCTAGACAAGGCACTTGAAGACGGCGAACGTCTGTTCTCAGAACTTGAAGGAAACGCTAGAAAGTCTCCAGACGAGATGGGCGGTTTTGCTCAAGAACCTGGCGACGAGCCACCAGCCTGGACTAAAGACCCAGCTAGCTCCCTACAGTACAACAAGCTTCAGGGTATCTTAGATAACCAAGGTGAAAAACTTCCAACCGACGTTCGCGATATGGTTGAAGAAGCCGTTGCTAACAAGGCCCTAACCAAAGGCGAGATGGGCAAGCTTCTTGCTGAGGTTGGCAAGAGTGCAGATCTTTCAATTAGCTACACTCCTAAGATTGACCGTAAGGCAGCTGACAATCCTGATCTCTGGGATAGAAGCGGAAACTTTACTTCTGCAGACGGACGCCTAAAGGTAGTCGTAGAAGGAGATCCTGACGGTAATTTCCTTGTGGTCACCTTCGATGGTAAGCCTGTAGACATTGTTCCAGACTACGAAGATGAAATTAGACAAGCAATCGAAGACATTGATAAAGCTAACTTAGGGTTTGGTGACCCACTTAAGGCTAAACAAG